CTTGTCTGCTCTGAGAAGATACCGTACAAAGTATGGAGACTGGGACTTAGCCCTGTGTCATTGGAATAGCGGTAATGAGTGCTATAGAAGATCGCGATTGTTCGCACGTATCGTTCTCGGCAGAGCTAGGGCGCTTGCCCAAGCCCAAGGAGATTAGGCTATATGGCCAGCAAGAAGACCACGACGAAGACTGCCCCGGAGAAGAAGGCTCCTGCGAAGAAGGAGGAGGCCCCGAAGAAGGTGGGTCGTCCCGCTGAGGTCTTGAAGCTCACCGTGGGTGAGGCTCCTCCAGAGGTTATCCAGTTCGCCAATCGTCTGGTGACCTACGTGGGCGATGACGGAAAGCTTCTGATTGCGATCATGCAGCACCTTCGCCAGCAGGAGCGCGTCGTTGGCATCCTAGGTGTCGTCAACATGCTGAAGCGGTACGGCGCATGAGCATCGCTGACGCTGGTGGCGTCCTCTCGCCCATCTTCCCGAAGGACATCGTCGAGGGGATGCTGGCGGAGGCCCTTGGTGAGATAAAGAAGAGTCTCGACATGCTCTTCTACAATCCCATGGGGATGGACGAGCACCTCAACGCCAAGACCACTCGCTCTATCGCGCTGGGGTTTGTGCAGGATGCGCTGATAAAGCTGGCTCCTTACAGCGACAGCGCCCTTCATCCGAAGCACCTGTCCTGTCGGAAGGCGTTGCTGGAGATGAGTCGCCGGCTTGAGGCGAACCCGACGAACAACAAGTCGCACAGGTTCGACGAGGTGAAGTTCGGGTACGACATCACCGACTTCATCACGGTATTCCACAAGTGCCTGGCTGAAGCCACGCCGCCAAAGGAGCGGAAGGCGGTTCTTCGGCGCTTCGTTGGCAGGAGGAAGATCTAATGGCTACGAAGTACTGCGAGTGGTCCCGCGATACCATCCTGAAGGGGATGAAGGCTGGCCACACGCGAGAGTCGGTGTGCAAGAAGGTGGGCATCTCGACGGCCACCCTTCTCAACTGGCTCAAGGACGAGGGCAAGCGCGATTTCGCTGTTCTGTTCGCCAAGGCTGAGGGTGAGGGCACGATTCAGTTGGTGGAGCAGGTGAAGTTCCACGGTCAGAAGGACTGGCGCGCTGCCGCGTGGATTCTTGAGCGCACTCGCCCTGCGTTCATGAAGACGGCCAGGATGTCCTCTGACAGCAAGCGTCGCATTGACGCCCTTGCTATCGAGAAGCTCCAGGCTGACATCGACTACGTCAAGGCGAAGACCGAGGCCCTTAAGGGCAGTGACCTGAGCACTGAGGACATCCGTCAGATTCTGTCCAGCAATGACAGGCGGGACGACGCCGATAGCGTTCACTGATGCCGTCTGACTCAGACGCGAAGAAGATCGCAGCGTGCGCCAGGAGCTTTGATGTCTTCTGCCAGCACCTCACGATCGTAGACAAGCGCGGTCACACGGTACAGTTTGACCCCAAGCCTGCCCAGGCAGAGTACTACGAGTCAGTAGAGGGATATCGCTGGGTCTACATCCTCAAAGCTCGTCAGCTTGGGATGACGACAGCCATCGCCATGCGGAACCTGTGGAAGGCTCTGTTCACCCCCAACTTCAGGGTATGTGTCATCGCCCACAGCGCGGAGAGCGCGCACGTCATCTTCGACATCTACAAGCGTGCGTATGAGTTCCTGCCGCCTTTCCTGAAGTTCAAGACTGAGAAGTCCAACGTCAGAGAGCTAGTGTTCTTTCACGGCGGCCTTATCCGGGTCGCCACAGCGAACTCTGACAGCTTCCGTGGCACGACCTACCAGGCGCTTCACTGCTCTGAGTTTGCGTTCTGGAACGACGTAGACAGGACCATCGCTGCTGCTTTCCAGACCGCTGGGCCTGGCGCTGAGATTGTGCTGGAGACCACGGCCAACGGAATTAACGACGCTCACCGCATGTGGATAGAGGAGAGCGGGTTCACCAAGGTGTTCTATGGGTGGACCAAGGACCCTCACTACATCACTGGCGCGAAGCCCAAGGCTGCTATCCCGAAGGTCCAGAAGTACGCGGCGGAGTACGACCTTACTCCTGAGCAGTACAACTGGGCTCACAGGACGTACCAGACCAAGTGCGCTGCGAACTGGAACATCTTCCTCCAGGAGTACCCGCTTGACGCGGAGCACGCCTTCATCACCTCTGGAGAGCGGTTCTTCCCTGTCATCTTCCCTCATGCGATCGCAAATGCGGGGCGTCGTGAGTACAAGAGCGACGGGCCGATTCCGTACCACGTATACAGCATTGGGGTGGACGTGGCATCGGGCTCGCCGAGCGGAGACTACTCTGCTTACTGCGTGATGGACGTGACGGATAAGAAGGCTCCTGTTGTAGTGTCGACGTTCTACGACAGGATGCCTCCCGCTGAGTTCTCAGAGCAGGTGCTTCAGGAGGCCAAGAAGTGGAACGCCCTGTGCGTTGTGGAGTCGAACACCTACGGGTTGAGCGTGCTTGAGTATCTGATGTCGCGGGAGTGGGCGTATTTATTCCGGCGCACCCAGTACGACAAGATGGCCGACAGGTGGTTAGAGCGGGTTGGGTTCAACACCAACCAGAATACTCGGCCAGTAATGCTGGCGAGGCTTCATGAGTACGTGTCGAAGGGTTGGTTGACCATCGAGGACGAGCGCATGAAGTGTGAGGTGAACACCTTTATCTACAACGATAAGGGCAAGCCAGAGGCGTCGTCGAAAAAACACGACGACATGGTGTTCGCTTACGCCTTGGCGTTGATGGGATTGGACCAAATGGAGCCAATGCGAGATGAGGTGATGGATAAAAAGCCCACCACCTTTGCCGAACTCTTGCAGTTTGAAAGAACCACTGGCAAGGTGTATTCCAAACATCTGGAGGGCGAAATGTCCGACAGGTGGGGAACGCCCTACGAACAGGGCTCGCTACTAGATGTAGCGAATGAAGATCGCCAAGCTGGGCGTTAAACAGCGGAGGGATCATGGGTTTCGTAGACGAAGGTGACGTAGAGCGCATGAGGGCGATGATGTTGGAGGAGGATGTTCCTGCTCCAGCCGAAGAGCCCGTGCAAGAAGCAGCACCTGCCGAAGAGACCCCAGTCCCGGAGACTTCGTCCAATCCCGCAGAGGACGTAAAGGTAGAAGCGGAGGGAGGAGCGGAAGCTGAACCTCAGAAGACCGAAGCCAGTGACAGCCAGGCTGAGGAAGAAGAGGTTCAACCGGGTCACCGTGTCCCGTACACACGGTTTAAGGAAGTCATTGACGCCAGGAATACGTTCAAGTCTGAGACTGATGAGTTGAAGACACAGCTTGAACAACTGCGACAGCAGGCCCAGCGACAGGCTTCCCAACCCGCTCCGGTGCAAGCGGCACCACAGCAATCGGCTGGGAACGAAGATGATGCGTGGTTGAAGGAGCTACTTGGCGAGACTGACAGTAAGGCGAAGCCTTCTGCTGATCCCGCTTTGCAGCAAATCAGCGCAAGACTCCATGAGACAGAGGTCGCTCTAGCGCGCCAGTCTCTGGAGGCTGAGATTTCAACCGCCATCAACAAGTTCCCGACCGCGAACCGTGATGTCATCTTGCAGGCTGTTGCTCAGAATCCGTCCCTCTCTGCGGAGAACGTGGCCGAGCAGTACAGTTCGTGGATGGCCCAAGTCGAGGAAGCGGCAATTTCCCGTTACCTCAAAGACAACCCCGCTGCGGCAAAGCCCGCTGCGGCTCCAAGGCCAGCCAAGACCGGTGCTGTAGAATCTACCATCTCCAACGAGGGACCGAAGCCCAAGAACGTGAAGCAGGGCAGTGAAGCCCTTCGAGCGTTTCTAAAGGGCGGCAACCCCTTCGTTTCATAGGAGAAACCTACAATGGTAGCTACACAAACGACCCTTCAGAACATTCTGAAGGAGTTTTATATCGGTCCTGTCCAGGACCAGCTTAACAATGAGATGATGGTCCTGGAGTTGATGGAGAAGACGACGGTCGACTGGAACGGTCGTGTTGCCATCATCCCTGTTCACACCGCTCGCAACACTGGCGTCTCGTACCTCGACGAGGCTGGCACGGTTGGTGGCAACACCGCGCTGCCCGTTGCTGGGTCTCAGGGCTACCTGCGACTCCAGGTGAACGCGCGCTTCCAGTACGGCACGTTCCAGATTACTGGACCTGCGACTGCCGCTGCTGCCAAGGGCGGCGTCGGCTCCTTCGTGGGCTGGATGGACGCAGAGATGAAGCGGCTGGTCACTGACTTCCGCAACGCCTCTGACCGCACCTGCGTGTCTGGTGGTCGGGTTCTCGGGTTCATCAACGAGCACATGAACAAGGACGCCGCCCCAAACCCTCGTACCTACCAGTTCACGGGCGACATCGACAAGCTGGAGCGGATTCGTAGCATCGCTGCTAACACCCCTGCCATTGTAGGGCATCCAGGTGCTTTCGATCTCAGGATCGAGTTCATCCGCATGGACACCTACGCCACGATCAACACATGGAACGGTGGTCCGAACACCTTCGGTGACATCGCGGCTGCGGGCGCTCCGGTTGACATCGCTACGCGCTCGTTCACGATGCGTAACGCCGCCGTCAACAACTTGGATCTGAGCGGCCTCCCGGTTGGCGTTCCTTGCGCTGTTCGCATCGCGAACACGCAGAGTGGCGGGGCCGATGCCGCTGGGGTGTTCCTTGCTGGCTTCATCGACCCTGAGCCAGAGGGCATCTACGGCAACCTCGCCAACCCGACGCACTTCGGCATCGACCGAACGCTGACGGCTACGGGTGAGGACGCCCTGCGTTCTACCGCAGTGTTGACTCAGGCTACGGACCCGACTGCTGTTGGTCCCAACCTGCGTGCCAACGTGTCTCTGCCTCGGATTCAGAACATCTTTGATCAGATCAGCCTCGCATCCGGCGAAGAGCCTGACATGATCTTGATGTCCCCACTCCAGCGGCAGATTTACGGCTCCCTGTTCCAACTGACGGCAGCAGGCACCACCGCCGTTCAGAACGTGAGCGGCGAGCGACCCAGCAAGCTCGACGGTGGCTTCTCTGGCCTGTCCTACGGTGGAACGCCCATCAAGACAGCCCGACAGGTGGACAACGGCGGCATGGTCTTCATGAAGTCCAACACCTGGAAGCTCCTGGAGCTTCAGGGTCACGGATTCGCAGACCTCGATGGTACCGAGATTCTGCGAGCCAACGGCATCGACGCCTGGGAAGGGTTCTACAAGTGGTACTACAATACCGTCTGTACGAGCCCCAACCAGAACGGGATGCTCGTCGGACTGAGCCTCACCGTATAGGAGTCTAGCTATGATGGATGCTCTCGTTGGCTTGTGCTTAGTCACGGGGGCATCCGTCATGGCACTCCTGGGCTTCTACCTCTGCCTCCTTATCCAAAAGGAGCAGAGGGAGAAGAGGCTCCAAGAAGAACTCGACTCAGCCCACACCGCCGATTACCCAACCCTGGACCAAATCTACGGAGGACTCTGATGGCAGGTGAATATAGCTGGGACCCGGCAGCGATGGCCTCCTCCCCTGCGTGGGAAAAAGCCAGGCTGGGCTTATACGGCGACTCCATAGGCGAGGGCAGGGCGCTTGGCCAGGGAGGGCTCAGGATGCCACCCCCCGCCAACGGTGGCCGGTACGGCAGTCCAGACCCAGGGATGTGGGCGGCGTTCAATCGCGCGTTTGGTGGCGGCGCTCCGGGTGGAGGTGGCGCTAGGGCAGCCGCTGCACAGCAGATGTACGGCGGCGGCGATGGCAACATCTCGTATGCGCAGGAAAGCCTTTTCTCGCCTGAGCTTACGTCGCTTATCGACTTCGGAGCCAAGGTTGCCCCACTAATCGCGTAGGAAGACATGCCTGAGAAGTTTCCAGAGAACATCAAGGGGCGGCTCAGAGAGTCCCACACAGAGAAGACCGGCGAGAGGCGCTTGTGGGACATGTCTCTCAAGTTCCTGGAGGGAAGGCAGTGGCTTTCCTTCGACAAGAGGCTAGACGGCTTCGCCACCTCAAGGATGCGCGGAGATGCACAGACCAGAGTTACAGTTAACCTCCTCCTCAACATCGCAAGGAACATCACGTCCCGATTGGCGCTCTCGTATCCGTCAATCGCCGTACTCCCAGCCTCTCCCTCTAGCGAGGACATCGAGAAGGCCAAGAGTTCCGAGATGGCCCTTCGCTACTATTGGCACAACGATGAAATCAAGTTTACCCTTGAGCACGCAGTCAAATGGCTCGTCGAATGCGGCACCTGCGCGCTACATACGTTTTTTGACCCGGACCAGGACCGTGTCCGCACAGAAGTTATCGGCCCCTACGACATCTTCTTTGAAAAAGGCGTAATTGACCCGGTCGAGAGTTCATGGATTGCGCTCCGGTCCTACGTCAGCAAGTACAACCTGAAGCGCGCCTACCCTGATCACGAGAAGATCATCGAGGAGGCTGGCGCTGATGAGATGAGCGCGGACTACGGGGCTGTCAGCACCGGCACCACCAATGAGCCCCCGAAGGACCGCATCTCCGTCTTCGAGGTCTACTGGCGTGACGGCAAGCACGCCGTTGTGATTGGGAACACGTACCTCTTCAAGGAGGAGCAGGTTCCAATCAGGACCTTCCCGGTTCAGATTATCCGATACACTGAGGTGTCCCGGCGTCTCTGGGGCTTGAGCCTGCTCGCCCCGCTGCTTGACCTTCAGTTGCTCTACAACAAGGCGCGGAGCCAAATCATCGCCAACACAGAGCTAATGGGCAACCCCAAGTGGTTGGTGCCCAAGACCTCTGGCGTATCGAACCAGTCCATCACGTCCAAGCCCGGTGAGAAGATCTACTACAACCCTGCTGGCGGCGCACCTACGCAGGTCGCTGCTGCTGCGATGCCAAGCTACGTCATGGACAACGTCATGCGTATCCAGGGCGAGATGAGCGATGTGGCGGGCATTCACTCGGTGACCCTGGGCAAGCGCGCCGTGGGTGTTACGTCTGGCAAGGGAATGGAGGTTCTGGCGGCCCAAGACACCAGCCAGCTTCAGATTACCCAGCAGCAGATTGAGCGCGCTGTGAAGGCCATGGCCAAGTGCGTGCTTGAGTTCATGAAGGTCTACTACACCGAGCCCAAGATGATGAGTATGCTCGACGAGTACGGTCGGGTGAGCTTCCAGAGCATCCAGTCCACGGTCATCAACGACACCCCGGAGGTGTTCTTGGAGGCGGGAAGTCTCTTCAGGGATGAGGCCCAGGACCGCGATGCTAAGATCATGGAACTCCAGCAGTTGGGTCTCATCGACAACGAGACGGCTCTCAACGAGCTATCGTTCAGGACGGGCAACTCGTTCATCTCTGAGCGTGTGCGTGGCATCTCACATGCCCGCGACCTGCTGGATGCGACGCGGGCAGGCATGAATGTTGAGATCTTCCTCCATGATGACCTCGAAGCTGCCAAGCAGGTGTTCGACGAGTTCGTGAAGAGCGCGGAGTTCTACGACCTCGAAGAAGAGCGACAGGACTACATCAGGGACATCCTGGTGTCCATCGCCACAGCGGGCGCTCCGGTGGAGGACTACCAGACGGCCATGATGGCCAACAAGGTGTTCCCACGGGCAGCGGGCGCTGACAGGGGTGCAATCGCCAACAACATCGCGGCGGCCAATT